CGTATATGAAAGTTGCCAAGCATAGTCATATTTAGGAATGTCAATTAGTTCTTCTTCTGTACCATCAGCATAGATTGCTTTAGCTCGCATACTCTTGCCACGGAAGTGCATGTGTGGCAAGAACGTGTGAAGCATAATGTCATTCTTTAGAGTAATCTCTGCTGTCTGTACAAAGTTAGGATCAAACGGTGGGATAGGAGTCCAGTTGTTAGGGAAGATACAAGCACAGTCGCCTGCCATTCTCTCTTCTGGTACTACGCCTTCATCATGGAAGTATAGTCCGATTCTAGCTCTATCTGTTCTTTCTGTACCATCAGGAGTGTAGTGCAGTTGTAGATTTACAGTACTACCTGCTTTTAGTAGACCACCAGTATTTTCATCGTAGAAGTCAGGATCGCCACCAGGAACATATGCGCTGATGGTTGCGTTATCCATATTCTGTTGACCTTCACCTTGAGCACCTAGTAAACTTCCTCTGCCCTCACCTGGAGCTTGTATAGTATTGAGCATATGGTGCATTACAGTAGGCTCAGATGGCAAGAACTGTGAACCACGCAACCACTTATCTTCTGTCAAACCAAGATCAACACTCGTATATCGATAAGGTATTGCATTAGGACCCATTGTACCGAATGCAGGAATTTCCTGAGGTGGTACTTCGATAATCATATCGGGCTCACCATGTACCCACTCTGAAGTAGAGTACGTTGTTTCTGTTAAGGGATCTCTATCTCCATCAACAGGTGCACCAGCATCTATCCATGCTACAATAGTATCAACTTCACGATTGCTTAGCGTTCTGTGATTGATAATTGTACCCGCATACTTACGATCAATCTGGCCAGGAGGCATACGCTTTGACACAATAGCCTCTTTAATAGCAGGTGCAAAGCCTTGTACCATTTGATAGTTAGTCATAGCCCAAGGCGCTATGCCACCTTCCCTGTGACAGGCCTGACATTGTTCTACAAAGATAGGCGCAACATCTCGTGCATAATCGATCTCATCCGCCTTTGCTGTAATAGCTATTGCACAGAGCAATGCTGTCCACACTGCTACTGTACTAAGCCAAAACATTTTCTTGATGCTATTCATTAATCATCTCCCATGATACTTCTTTGTGCTTTCAATTGTTCAAATCCTTCATCGTCTAAATGAGTGATAGCAAGCCAAGCGTGAGTCATCTCATCGCCTGTGCGTGAACCGCCCATTACAAACATATCTGGATCTGGGTTATTTGGATTGTTTGCTGTGTTATCATACCATTGCTTGAGAATGATAACTGCGCCTGCTGGAATCAAAGGAGCAGCTTCTGGAGCATACAAATGGCTATGATGCCATGTAGCTGACCATTTAGAGACTTGACTTACTTGTTCTGTTCTACCTGTTTCTGGATAGAAGATCTCTAAACTTGCTGCGTTCATTCTCAAATGGCCATGTGGCTGGAAGCTGTCCAATCGAACAGGATGATCGAAACTGTGAAAGCCCTGAGTCATTGCATATCCATTGGGTGGGACTACTAAGTCGTCCTGGTCCCCAAGGCGATACAAACTCAAATCTTGTTTGTATTTCAATCGTGCGCTTTCCTCTTCGGTGTATAACCAAAGTCCGATCTCTACTACATTGTCTTTGATTACAGAACCTGGTGCCATTGCGCCAAGACCACCTGGAAACATGTGAATATCCCAAGATACTTCTGCGTTTGCTGGGATTGTACGACAAACTCCTTCTGGTACAATCTCTCCCCACTTTCCCATAGCGTACTCAGTGAGCATGCCTTCACGCCCTTCAGATGTAATGATAGAGGAATTAGCATGGTGTACTACTGCTTTTGCTTCACCGCGTGGCTTTACTTGTACAGCTTTAATGCATCGATCTTCGCTAAGACCCGTTGGTACTAAGTGCTTATGCCAAAGATCATTTCCATTTGCAGGAATATCTATAGCGACTGAAGGAATGATTGCATCTGGTGCACCGAAGTCTTCTTCAAAGTTCCATGCTTCTGGATCTCTTAACTGAGGTGCTTGTACAATTGTATCTGGATCGCCGTATAATGAACCGCCGTTTACCCAGTCAACGATTGTGTTAATGTCTTCTTGTGCTAAACGCCAATCACCTTGCAGATCTTGAATACCAATACCATGATCGTAAGCGTAAGGAGGCATTTCTCGTGATGCTACCTTTAATGAAATAAGAGGAGCCCATGGACGAATTTGTTCATAGGTCTCGAAACTCATTGGTCCGATACCGCCTGCTCTATGACAGACTACACAGTTTTCATTTATAATGTTTGCTACTTCGTCAGTATAGGTTTGACCGTTGACTCCACCGGTAACAAATCCTATTGCGAAGAATGTAAGCATTAACAGTATCTTCTTCATATCGTGCTCCTTGCTATTTTTTTCGTTTTAATGAATTAATTTCTTTCTTCAACTTCTCCATTTCTTGCATTATTTCTGTTGTGCCGCCAGGAGCAACAGGAGGATGCGACCAAGCTTCTAGATGATCGATTCTTTCAGCTAATATAGGATAATCGGATCTCCATTTAGCTTCTTTCTTTGCAATTTGGATATCGTACTTAACAGCAAGATATTCCATAAAGGCATCTAGCTTCTTTTGAAACCATATACCCATTCGGGTAGTAAGAAACCATTTACCAAAGGCAGAACCAAATACGCCAGTAATTGCAGCCCTAATTAATAAAACCCACATTAGTCGTTATCCTCTAGGTGCTTGCAGTATTCGTCCATACCATGATCACGAACTCCATCAAATACAGTACCATTTCTCCAAGCTGCTCTACGACCACGCCAACCATCTTTGAATCTCTGCCACCAAGTCATCTTACGGACATTACCATAGAAGTTGATATAATGTAATTCACCATGATGCTTGTACCAAAGCAAGGCAGGAGGAACAGAAGGAACGATATCGTTATTGTTTACAGTACGATAATGCGGCACTTTTAGTTCTTTGCACTTTGAAGGTGTAGCATTACGTGGACAACCGAATGTGTAGAGTGCTTCTGCCGTTGGATAATGGAAACAGAAAATAGAAGCAATCGCTGCTCCGAGACTGTGACCTGTTACATACACTGGACGAGCTTTTCGACCCATGAGTTTCGCCACTTCGCCATGTACTTTGAGTTCTAACTTTTCGTACTCTTCATAGAAACCTTCGTGAAAGCCTCTTTCATGAGTTGCTTCCAAGTCAGCAAATACATCACTCTTTTCAGTTGGCTCAGTGCCACGGAATGCTACAGTGATTCGTTCTTTATTACCAAGCACATAAGCTTGTGCGCCTTCGATATCAAAAAACGTAATGGAAGTAAACCCAAGGGCTTTCCATTCTTTACGTACTTCTTTATCTAAGTCTTTATATGCTAATCTAGCAATACATGCGTGTGCGTGAAACTCATTCGAGATCATTGTATATCCTCCAAGTTATCGATCTAAGCTAGCCAAATTCTCAAGCCTTACCATTAGTCTTTCAGCTCGATTAGTTACTTGATCGTACCAACGGCTGTCTCTACCTTCTTTTGCTGCTTCTACCCAATCGCCAGCTTCGATAGCTGAATTGAATTTCTTAAATCCGCTAAGACGAGGACGACCCATGTTAAACATCATGTTAACCAGGACCTGCTGGATTTCGTCTGGTAAGTCTCTAAATGTCCCTTCTCCGTATAGAGTTCCACACTCTCCGATTGCAGTATCGAGATCTCGCTCAAAACATGACCTGACTCGCTCTTCAGTAACTGGAGTTCCAACTGGCCTTCCGAATTCCTCGTCACTTTCGAGGACAAGGTGACCGACTCCAAAGGTGGGTAAGCCGAGATGGTCGAGATAGGTTTCATATACTACACCTTCGTCTATTTTTAATTGTTCGTAAACTGCTTCTCTATTCATTGATTATGAATCCTTAATCGTGCTTGTCTTTCGTTTTCACTTTCTGGAGGAGTATCACCTTCTATTTCTTCAGCTGTAGTGAATTTCGTATCTTTTTTACCAAAAATAGCGTCCCAGTTCGCTGAGAATTTAGCTTGATCTACCTTTCGTGCTTTATCGCCTTTACCACCATGCCAAGTACCAGCCATAATTACCCCATATATATTTTTTGTAAGTGCGTTTCAAATTCTTCTACTTTGGCTAATCGATTCGGCCAAAGGATATATTCCTTTTCAGGATTCTTTTTTAGATTCGTTAGTAGCGGAACGATAGAATTATAAAGACTATCTATCTTTGCTTGAAGTTGCTCTACATCAGATGATGTTTGTTGAAGCTGTGTAGAGGCTTGTTGAACTGCTTCTAATTCAGTTTCATCAACAGCAGTAAATCCAAAATCAAATATGTCTGTCATCACGTATTCCTCTGTTTGTCAATCCACATTGTAGCTTGTTTACTTTGTGGTTCAGCTTTTGACCATGTCATCATTTTCTTATATACGCTTTGAGTAGCTCCGTCAAAATTAGATCCATCAGAATTATCTACTACATAGAATTTGCTCTTAAATAAGTTTTGAAACTTACCTATATTCTTTTGAACATCTTTCCACATAGCAGTAACCTGATCATCTGGCAGAGTCCTTTCGCGTTTAGCATTACGAGCGAGTGCAGTATCTAAATCGGTATTTACAAATACCATTGCCACTTCGTATCCTAAAGCTCTAAGGTTAACTACTTGTCTTTCGATTTTGCTATAGTCTTTACCAGTACCATCAATAACTAATCCAAGTCGACCGCTTATAGCTAAGTCTAATTTCTTACCAGTAAGTTCTGATGCGCCTTTGCGAATCTGTTGACCTTGTGGAGAGAATATAGTTTCTGGATCTGGAGTAAGACCAGCTTTTTTCAAAGCAGCTTCGAATGCGTTATCAGAATTAATTAGCTTAAATCCTAATGCAGGTAAAGCAGTTTTTCCAACAATAAAGGACTTACCAGATCCTGGTCCTCCTGCTAGAAAAACAGCTTTAAATATTGCGGGGTCATTAACCCCTTCTTCTAAGTATTCACTAAAAGATAACATTACTTTTCCAAGTGTGCTTTAATACTATTTATATACTTTTATTACTTAGAAGCTTTCTTTTTTATTTTACGCGATTTAGACTCAAGCCTTTTTAATGCTTCATCTGCTGACATCCATATATCTTTGCCATCAAGCATTGATTCTATTTCTTTTTCAGATAAGAAATTTGCATATATTGATCGCAACAACTCTTCTGACCAACCACGTTCATGAATGAGTTGGTCAATCATCTCACCGCCTTTACCTACGGTTCCGCCTGAATAGTTATGGAACATAAAGACAGAATGATTTGATATTTCTACTTGATGCGCTTGCAAGAAAATCATTGTTGCAGCTGACATACATGCACCTTCAACGGAGGCAATAATAGTAGCTTGTGATTCCTGCAATACTCTAATAAACTGGATTGCCGAATATAAATCCCCACCAAAGCAATTGATATGTAAAACTATCACGTCGTTCTCTGTAGCATTACGAATGTGGTGAAACCAATCCACATAATCTTCGGCTGGACCAAGTGTACCAGACAAATAGTAGTCGGATATTTTTGCTAGTGGCCTATCTAAGAAACTATCTTTGTCTTTAAACAAATCGCCCAATACTTCGCTCATAAAATATTCCTATCGTCCAAACATCTTTCTTCGTTTATATTCTGCAATTGTATCGAGTAACTTTTCTGTATGGTTATCTCGATGTTCGATAAAGACCTGAGGCTCTTCATTATCAACTGCGATTAATGTAACTAATTGTGTAATAGGAATCCCTGTTCGTTCTTCCCACATAATAGCATACGCCGATTCTTGTATAAAATAGTTTTCAATCCATTCCTTCTTTTTTAATTTCTTAGAAGTTTTGAAATCTATAACAGACAGACGGCCATTCCACTCAGCAATACAATCGACTCTACCAGCCAACTGTAAGTGATTAGAGTATAGTGCAACTTCTTGAGCATAGACTTTTCCTATATTATTATCTAAAACGGATTTAACAGACTGGAAGTTATCGACTATATTCGGCATGAACTCTTCAGCATAATTCTCTTCATTATCGATATACTTTTCAATAATAGAGTGAACTGCAGTTCCACGAGTTGATGCGCGATAAGAAATTTTATTGGCTTCATCTTCGCCGACTCGATTTCTCCAAGCACGTATATGATCTTCAGAAAGGATAGACAGAACAGTAGTAACCGAAGGATAACTGTTTCCTTCAGGAGTTTCGTACGTTCGTTCAGTCTCTCCAGTCTTTGTTTCTAAGTCTTTATAATCTAACTTCCAATCGGAGTGTTCAAACATCAAAGTCTCTCATTATTTTATTTTTATCAAACTTATTTTCATATGGATCAACGTATGTTTTCTTTTTGTTTGATTTCTTGTTGTGCTTTTCATCCTTTTTATTTCTTGGATCAAAGCGCTTAAATTTAGCCATTACGATCAATCATCTCCTTAGTCATAATGTATTCTCTTACAAACCCAGATCGAACAATATCTTCCCACGAGAATTCTATATGATCAAAATGAGTCATCTGGTTAATAATGTCTAGAAACGTTAAGATGCCGTTTCTATCTTTTTCTCTATCAAAATCTGACTGATAATAGTCACCGCACATAATAAGTTTAGTACATTGTCCTAGTCGTGTAACCACTGAATCTAATTCATGGAAGTTTAGATTCTGCATTTCATCGATAATAACAATTGCATTTGATAGTGTAATACCACGTATGAACGATGTGGAAATAAACTCGAGTGCAGATTGATTTACTAATTTTGTCCATGCATCATTCTGATTAAAAAACTCTGTTAGTATGCTTCGATATGGTCCAGTATAAGCATCAAGCTTTTCTTGTTCATTTCCTGGTAGATATCCGATATCGCGTGTAGGTACTACTGATCTAACGATAACGACCTTTTCATACGGTGTACTTTTATCTAGCACATCCTCTAACGCCAAATACAAGGCTAAGAAGGTTTTACCAGATCCGGCTGAACCTGACAAACATAAATTATTTCCTTGTCCATATGATTCGAATACTTTCTTCTGATTGTTTGTTATTGGTTCAAGTTCAGGTAAATCTTCTAATCTAATTTTTAGAGACTGCTTACTATTTGACATTGATTGTGTTATTCCTTCCGGATCCAGATTTAATTTTCTGTTGAACCTCTTTCCATCCACCATCAGTTTTAGAAAGTATTCCGCCGACTTGATATGATATGAGAGGCGCACCTATTTTTTGTGTTACAGATAATTTACCGCATTCTTCACATGGAACAGATTCTGGATCATTCCTTTCGGCGATCCTTTTTATTGCGGTAAACCCATGTCCGCATTCCTTACAATGATAATCATATGTTGGCATTTTTATTTATCCTAAACCATTCTGGAACTTCGCGTTTTGTCCAACGCATCTTAAACCTTTCCTGTTTAGTCTCATAAAATAATCGATAAGACTTTACTGGATCTTCTGGAAACATGCATTCTGGATTCGACTTCATTGCTAACCTAAATGGAGTCATCGGTCCTTTTGGTATATTATCTGGTGCACTTCGAAGTGCCCATAGTACAGTTTCACTTTTATGTAGCTTATTATATCTATGCCTGTATTCTAAGCATAATGCATACATATGTTCCCAATGCCATCGATAGTTCTCTTCTGATTCCATAGTCCAAAGAGTGCATGGGTGATTGTAGTGTACGGCTTTGTAATATACGAGGTCGGCTTCGACATCATCAAGCACATAATGCTTAACCATGGTTTTGCCGGATTTTGAGGGTAGACGTTCTAGAGTTCCGTCAAGAACTCGATGAGCAGTGGAGAGCATTTGACCACTCTCCACTATCATTTTTACGACGTGCTTATCGCACTGCAACTGGGCAGCTTTAGTAGGATCTTTATCTAATACAAAAATATTCATAATATACATTATACCACATTTTACGCCAAATGTAAAATGGTTTTATCTTCTATTGAATTAAATTAATCCAGCAGAAGCAAAAGGTAAGGCAACTATTAAGATCATAGCAACTATAGGAAATAATACTCCCTTAACAGTTTCTAGAGCCAGTTCTCTCTTCTTCATTTAAATTTCTCCTTTATCCCTTGTGAGGATGTTAACGTGTGTTTGCTTGGTGTAGCAGTGGGCCCATTTGGTTATAAGGCGGTACCCATACCTTTATAGCTACTTAATATTTGCCACCGGCATTACTTACAAAAGCATTCATTTCTTTGCAAAGCTCTTGAATATCCTGCATATTAGGATATGCTGGTAGATCCGGATACTCAACAGGGGTTCCTGCATCTTTCAATGCATGGTACCTGTCTATGACTTCATCCTTCTTTACATGATACTCGTCTACAAGTAAATTTTTTGCTTCCATAAGCATATTAAATCTTAGTTCATACGGATTTGACATATTTGTCTCCTTGTGTGTTGTGTGTGTTAAGCTTGGGCCCATTTGGTTATAAGGCGGTGCCCATACCCCATCTAGCTTATGCCGCTAGAGCGTAAACATTATCGTTTGCGTTTATTTTAATTTAGTTTTTACGTCTACTCTGACGATTCTCCATAAGTCTTCAGTCGTCTGTCGAATCTAAAACGCCCCCATATGTTTTATTGGTGGAGGCGAGGGGAGTTGCACCCCTGTCCAAACTTCCTATCTCTTACTTCAACGAATTCTTAGTCTTCGAATGTATGCCTAAACAATCGTCCATTATACTCAAAGGTAACTGTTTCACCTCTTTGTACTTGTATCGGAACTTCTTCACAAAACTCTTTCTGAACAATCCTGGATTGAGCATTATTCTTAGCAACGTTAGAACCGATAATAGCTCCAGCAATTGTAGCTGCTGTTTTACCAGAACCGTTTCCAACTTGATGTCCTAAGACACCGCCAATGACTCCACCCACTATACCTGATGTTGCGGTATTATCTACGAAGACATCTCTAACTACGCATTGCTTCTGATAAATCGTAACATATCTCGGTGTTGTACTTAGCACAACCACATCAGCAAAAGCAAATGTTGGTAAGAGTGCTCCGAGTAAAAGAAATTGTTTCATGTTTTTCTCCTAACAGTGTTATATATACGGTGTTACTAAAGGAAACACTAAAATATGGTAATATATTACCACTTTATTAATAATAATTTCCAAACTCATCGATATTAACATCTTTACCTGGAACAGGTCTTAATAGATGTTTAGTTTCTACCGGTTCTTTTCCGAGCAATACACGTGCACGGTCACGTACTTCTGCAGTGACTGCATGTCCATACATTTCTGGATCAAGGAGGCTTTTTAGGAATTGCATTACTTGAGCTTCATTCATATATTCAAATCTCACGTTACTATTTATATGTATTTTTAACTAGGCTTTTTTATTACTTTTATATGTCATAACCAAGAATGACATCATGGATATTTCGCCAGTTCAAAACTCGTGGTATATCCTTATCATCAGCATTATGCTCATGTGACATTAGCAATGGGTTCAAGCCAAAATATTTTCCGACTCTTGCATTGTCTGGTTTATCTTCAATCCACCAGCATCCGGTGTTTTCATATTTTGCCAATGCTTCATCTTTATCTGCACCACAATCTAGGTAGACAAACTTATCAAAGACGCTTGGTCCAAATAATTCAGAAAGGTTTTTAGTTCGCAAATGCTGTGCGTATTCATCATCACTCATTGAAGTGATTACATGGAATATGTAACCATGTTCTTCATGAAGCTTTTTGACATATTTAATTGCATCACGAAATGGAGGAAGTCGACGTATGGTAGCTGATTCATTGAACATACGAATTAAGCGTTGTGCTTCATTCCTAGGAATCTCATACTTTTCATCCATCTTGTATAGTCCATCATTGACTATTTTATAACCATGACGATTCATCCAACGATCAAAAGAGTGTTCCCAATCGCAGAGAACACCATCACAGTCAGTTAATATAATTTTATCTTTCAATTTATAATCCTTTTTTCAAATTCTTCAATCGAGCCTGGAAATCTCCAAGCCCATATAGCCACTAAAGCCATAAATCCTACTGACCAATAGAATCCTTTCAGCGGAATAGTAAAGAACATAATCACGGCTGATGATGACATTGTAATCAGCATCATGTATTTTAGTTTAGTGGGAAATATTCTCTTCTCAGTCCAATTCGTGAGAAACGGACCAAACTTTGGATGGCTATAAAGCCATGCGTGCATCTTAGGAGAACCTTTAGCAAAACAATATGCCGAAGCAACAATAAAGATACTAAATGGAATACCTGGCGTTACTACACCAACGTATCCCATTGCTAGACAAATGAACCCTAGTACTTTCCATAGAAACTGTTTTATGATATTTCTCCTATACAGCACCTAATAAAACTTTATCTATTTCCATAGCCATCTCTTCAACCAGCTTCTCGTACTCATACTTAGACTTTAAATCGCCAACAAACTCCTCAGAAGCCTCAACCCAGCGGCCATCACTCAGCTGCATCATCATACCACCGTCGCAGTCAGTAACCTTTAACCAACGGTATTCTCCCTTAAGGATCACGAAATCACCAGGAAATATAATCATATTAAACCACCTCTCGCTGTTCTGAAGTCAATGCATTCCAAACATCATAACCACCGGCACGTCGAATCTGTGCTCGTGGATCCGGATCAGTTTCCATGGACAAGACACTTAGATTATCTCTAAGCTCATCGATAGCTTTCATCACGTGGCCAACGTTGTTTGCTTCTTCGCAGACAACCATTAGCTTCTTGTATGATGCAGCAATGTCGTTAACCAAATTCATATCAATCTTCTTAGTAATCATAATATAAGTCCTTATTCATTAATGTATGGTGCTATTATACGACATATTGGGCCTAATGTACAATTTATTTTTCGTATATAAATCAACGGCTTAGAAAATCTCTCTCCTAAGCCGTTGATTTTGTTGATATTTTAAATTGTAACAAATTGTGACAAATTGTGTCAGCCTTGGCCTCTATACCGCTTAAAGCTGCGTTTCTTATGTTTATTCATGCTGGCCATCTTTAACTTGCCATTTCCGATTGATGTTCCTTTCACGAACGTAGTTCGTTCAACCTTTACTTCCGTTTTCTTGGCCATGATATGATTTCTCCTTAATGCATGGTTTCATACTGATATAAATCGTCAACTAACTCTTCTATTTTGTTATCAAGGTATTCTAACTTTTTTTGTATTACGTGAGCTTTCTTAGAATTACCAGACTTTTGTAACTTTCTCATAAAATACTCCAATTCTCTAGAATCTTTCTTCAGCCTTTCAACTTGTGGACCATGCATAGCACTTACCTCTCGTAGTTATTGGAAATGAGTAGAAAAGTTAAGTATCCTCCTTTTTGTAGTTTATAAAGTAAAAAAGAACCTAAGCCTTATTCAGACTTGGTTCTTTTTCGGTTTTCGAGTATAATATTTACCACAATATTATTTATAAAATCTAGTCTTTGATTAAATTAGGAAAGGCTTCTTGCACTAATTTTTTAGTAATACCTTTATAGTGCGCGGTGTTATTCTTATATATCAATTTTTTATCTTTCATAAGAATAAGAACTTCGGCATCTTTAGGATGTACACTCTCAAGTACTTCGATGAACATCTTCTCTCTACGCACAGACGGTAAGCCATCTCCTCGACCACCTTTTACAAAGTACGTAAACTTCTTAGCCTGCCTATGGATGCTTGATTTACTATATCCATCTGGAGTATGTTCAGCATTATATGGCGGAGTTCCTTCTGGCAAAGTAAATACAATAAGCGAATCCATTGCACCACGCAATATAGACTTAAGCGCTATTGTCTCATGCTCTTTCAGAATCTTTATCTTCTCTTCTTTTGTTTTTGCTGCAGCTGCTAATTCAAGTACTTCGTGTATGTACAAATTCACGTAAAATCTCCAACGCATTCTATTAGTAATTTACAACGCTTCTTAATAAGATAGTTAAGTATCTTCGAAGGATGAGCAACTTTAGTGTTGTCAAATATATCTATAACAGAATTTCTCAGTTCGATTGGAGTCTCGGATAAATCAATCATCTTTTTATTGCGTATGTAATTTCGATACGCTTCTTGATCTGAGTCTAACCAGCTTGAGGTTTCCACATAGTTCGAGTAATGAGCTATTTTCTTTTGAGTCATTGGCGTTTGTCTAATGCCGCTAACAAAGGTATCATCGCCAGAAAGAATATTAGGTACACCGTCAGAAGAATCACCTTTAAAGATATGCTCGGTAAGATAGTTTACAGGATCAGCATGTTCGACAAACTTCTTAGTCATTGGAGAGAACTGTCGAATATTGTTATAACGATGAAGCTGTATAAAGTCTTTATCAGCAGAAACAATCATAACGTTTTCATGCTTACCAAACTCTTGAGTATTTTCACACAATATACCAACGATGTCATCAGCTTCACATCGATCTACTTTAATCACTTTATAAGGAAGGTTTTCTTTTATTTCTTCAAGAACTAAGTTTGTGATTCTAAAGACTTCATCCCAATCAAGAGTTGATTCATCTCTATTTGTTTTACGCTTGAACTTATATTGAGGAAAGACTTCCTTCCGCCATGAAGATGAATCAGCTGCGATTACTACTTGTCCGTACTGATCTCTAAACTTTTTATTGTACATACGAATAGAGTTAAGAATCATATGACGAATCATATCTTCTTGTATATCTATTTTTTGCACAATAATATTAGATATTGCAATGCCGGAGTAATCAATGATAATCATTATTATATAACCTTTTCAATTTAATATATGATATTATATCACAAAATTCAATATTTGTACACACTTCCCTTATCAGTCATTGAGTAAAAATAGTTTATAACGAATTCCGATTCTTTTCTTTTGCAATCATAATTGAAGCGTTCGCTCTTCATTGGCCACCAATAAGAATTATATCCATTCATATCTTTGTACATGAATCTCAAATAGAGCCACGAAAACTTTCTTATACCATACGTGTTATCTTTAAAACTTACTACTTTCATAGTTATTCCTCAAAGAGTCCTTTGTGATTATCCATAATTAATCTCAATTCTTCAAGGTATTCTGCCATTTCATCTACACGGGAGTGTAGCACATGATATCTTCCTTCATGCCTCAATAACATTGCATATGTAGTATTAAGAATAACATTGAGGTCAGAAAGCATTTCGGCTGAAGATAACGGATCATAGTCTAACTTCAGTAATTCATAAACTAAAGCGTCGATTGCGTCTGCTGCAACTGACATAACAGGATCATCCATCTTCTCGATATCTGCAGATTTTCCTTCTCTCGTTTTACTCGGAGTTGGAAATTGTATGATACTAGCTGACATGTAATCCTCTTAAATGTGATTTACGCACTTTCACTTGAATCCATCCATTATAGTAGTCTTCCCTTAAAAGTGCATCACGTTCTATTTGCTCTTTTAATTCTAAATAAGCACATTCCGCTTTGGTTTTACATAAGTGCAATATTGTTCTTTGGAATGATTCATGACCAAGTGCAATGATATCATTCTTTAGTTCTTCATTAGAACCACAATACTCTTTCCAATCAGATTCTACTTTATATCTTTTCTTTTTCTTATTGACTTGACGAGTTTTCATAGACCAGAAAAACTTCTTTCCTATATACTTCTTACCAGTCTCTAAGTTTTCGATTAGATATACAAAACCGTATATTTCTTTTGGATCTAAATTATCAGGCTCATATGCAATCCGCCTAGGCGGTAACCCAGATATTTTTTCTTCGATTATCCACTGATTCATAAATAGCCCATATAGCAGTTATATGGACTATTTATAGTTCATTCCCAGTCAGTGTTTCCATATCCAATGGACTCAATGTCCATTTCTTCTTTTTCTAATTCGCCGCAATACGGGCAATACAGTATATCAATACCTTCGTCTTCAGCTTGCTCAGACATAATCATATATCGAATACCGCAAGAGTCACACGTCTTAGTCATTAACCATTCCCCCAAATATCTTTCCAGTCTCCAGTTAATGCGCCACGTGCATAGTCAGTTGCGCGATTCTCGAAGAAGTTAGTATGCGTTGGTGCATTAATCATTTCTTCTACCCAAAGTAAAGGATTCTTCTTAATCTTAAATATGCCCTTTAAGCCTAAGCTAATTAGCCGACGATCGCAGATGTAACGAATATACTTCTTAACATCTTCAGCTGATAGATCTTCCATGTCACCCATAGAGAATGACAGATCGATAAACTTATCTTCTAGCTCAACCATGCGCTCTGCAATAGTATAGATTTTACCTTTCAGATCATCATTCCAAAGCTCTACATTTTCTTGAATATATGTACGGAATAACTTAATCATATTCTCAGCGTGCATAGTCTCATCAACAATAGACCATGTAATAATCTGACCCATACCCTTCATTTTACCATGACGTGGGAAATTCAATAGCATAATGAATGATGAGAAGAGTTGCATTCCTTCAGTAAATGCTGAGAATGCTGCAATGTTTGTTGCTATTGTACCTTTATCTTGGGTATCATTAGAAAGATCCAAGAAGTATTCGTGCTTATTAGACATGGCTTCGTATTCAAGGAACTCATTATATGTCGACTCAGGCATACCCAAAGTTTCAATTAAATGGCTGTAGGCGGCCACGTGGAGCGCCTCACGCGCGGCAAATCCCATAAGCATCATTCTTACTTCAGGCTGAGGAAAGTGCGGGAGATAGTTATTAACATATCCTCCAGCAACATCAATATCACCTTGCGTAAAGAATCGAAAGATGTTTGTTAAGAATCCTTTTTCTGAATTTGATACCTTATTATGCCAATCCTTAACGTCTTCTGCCATAGGCACTTCTGTGTGTAGCCAATGGCTTTGCTCATGCTTTAACCAAGCATCATATGCCCATGCATAATTGAATGGCTTAAAGTAAGCTCTTTCGTCTGTTAATTTTAACTTTGTTGACATGTTATCCCTCACATGCTAAGCATGGTTCATCGTTTACTAGAGCACTCATGTCTAGCTCCTTAATGATTTGCCGCTCAATCTTATTAGATACTTTATCTGCTTTACCGAGCTTTTCTGATCGGCAATAGTAGAGCGACTTAAGTCCTTGTTTCCATGCTAGGTAGTGTGCAGCATGAACATATTTAACATTTGAATCTGGACGGAAGAAAAGATTAAGCGACTGTGCTTGATCAATATACTCCTGACGCTTAGCAGCATGATCGATCAACCATCGCTGATCAATCTCCATGGCAGTCTTAAAGACGTCTTTTTCCCATGCGTCAAGGAATGTCAAGTGTTGTGCTGATCCGTCGTTTGAGATGATTGAGGACCAGACTTCGTCGTATTCTTGCTTGACTTCTCCAGCTTCAATCTTATTTTTAATAAGCTTATCAAGATGCTTATTTTTATTAAGATGAGATCCAGAAAGTGTATCTTGACGATACGCGTTAGCTCTAAAAGGCTCAATAGAAGGGCTAGTATTCCCCATGATGATAGAGCTAGAAGCATTAGGAGCCACAGCCATAACGTGAGAGAAACGTAGACCACTACCTTCTGCGTCGGGAGGACTACCTCGCTCAGCACCCAATTCCAAATTTGCTTCATCAAGTTTACCTCTTATATGCTTAAACATTCTAATGTTAGCACCGGTTGCCATAGCACTTTCCCATGGCATATTCTTACTTTGCAGATAGGCATGGAATCCTAAAGCGCCAACGCCGATGCTGCGTTCGCGGAAAGCCGAAAATTTAGCACGAGAAACAGTATCAGGTGCATTGTCAATAAAATACTGAAGTACATTATCCAGCATTTCTGCTACATCTTTAAGGAATTGCGCGTTCTTACTCCATGAGTCATAATACTCTAGGTTGACTGATGAGAGACAACAAACTGCAGTACGCTCCTCATTGGTTGCTAGAATAATCTCTGAACACAGATTAGACTGATGTACTTTTAAGCCTAAGTCTTTTTGGAACTGCGGTAAGCCACGATTAGAAGCATCAATGAAATGGATATAGGGTTCGCCGGTTTCCATTCGAAGCTCGATGATCTTCTGCCACAATGCCTTAGCAGATACCGTATCCTTGATCTGGCCAGAATGGGGTTCTACAAGATTCCATCCATCATCAGCATCTGGATCCGTCATAGCTCGTTCTACTACTTCCATAAAGCGATCTGTAATATTAATACCATGGTGTAGGTTCAAGCAACGAACATTCGGATCGCCTGTAGGCTTACGCATCTCCAAGAACATTATAACGTCTGGATGAGATATATCCAAGTAAGTAGCGTAAGAGCCCCTGCGAGTGCGTCCTTGGCGATATGCGAGGCACGATGAATCGTAAGTCTTGAGATGAGGCATAACACCCACAGACTTATCATCGGCGCCACGGATGCCAAAACCAATCCCAACGCCACCGCCAAGCATAGATAGCCAATTTGTTTCAGAAAGGTTTTCAACGAGTCCCTCCGCAGTATCATTAATATAGTTTAGAAAGCAAGAGATTGGCATACCATTCTTAGATTTGCCAAAAGAGAGAATAGGAGTAGAATACGATAGCCAATGCTTAGATGAATAATCGTATAGTCTTTGTGCGTGTTCTGGATTTGAGCTAAAGGTTTTACTGACAAAAGCAAACCTTTCTTGAGGAGATTCTTCATCTTCCCGCATGTAGCTTTCTCGTAGTCGTTGGAGACCTAACTTATCAAATAGCTTATCTCGGGAGAGATCGATTTGTATACCATTATATTCTTGTTTTGCCATAGTAATTCCTTCAACTTAAGACCAAAATACCATTTGTATTTTCTTTTGATTGGTCTATTATATATCATATGAACTACTTTGTACATACAAATGTGATATATTTTACTCTGGAGGATTTGCTGCAGCTCTTTCTTCGGTGAAATCTACAGCCTTCTCATAATACACTATAATTTCCCTTTGCTGTAAGATATAGCGTCTGAGCTCTTGTAGATTGATTGAAAGGTTTTCATAATCTGGAATCGACATTGAAACAAAAACAATCTGACCATTATTTTTTTCAAAGTCTGCTAAAAAATCATCTAAGGTATCTGGAGTAACAACATAGAATTGCACATTATTCAACTCGACCGGTTGAGGACGAATCGGAATTTGAATATTTGGATATTCAATCTTTGTGACAGTGACAATCCTAGGTTCAGGATCTGGCTTTGAAAATCCTAGTAGGCTACAACTACTCAGGAATAGGCTCGAGATCACTAACAGACTTATTGTCAGTGTTTTGTTCAATTTCTCTAAAGACTTCAACTGTACCATTGTTTATTCTCGTTTGTATTAATCCAGGTCGTGCTATAGCTAATCTTGTAAGATCATGCTTAGCAAACTTGCTTCTCATTTCATTCAATCCAGCATTTGCTTCTTGAAGGTTTGTTTGTAACTCGGTATTTAATTCGTTCTGCTTTTCCATTTGTGCTTGCAATTGATTCATGGAAGCAGTCTGCTGTTCTAGCGCAGAATCAAGTATCGCCTTTTCTGCAGATAACCTTTGAATAGTTGCTTGCGTGGAATCATAATAATACTTAGCACCGAAGATAGCACCACCTATAATTCCAAATACTGCTATCATTATATAAAGCCTTAACATTATGCTAATCTCACTCGTACTGTTCCACCGTTATCATAATATGCTTGACCGATTCCTACACCGCCTGATGCTGCATTCGCTTCATTCGTGTATGGTCCAGGCAATGACCAGCCAGATCCGTCTTGTATATTTTGAACAGTCGTAGACGCATCGATAAAGTTATTGACAATTTGCTGAGATATTTCGCCAGATCCTACCTCATCAAATTTACCTGTTAAAGGATTAAATTTGTATGGCATTAGCTAGTCCTCGTTACGGTCAAAACGTTTCCAGTTGCATCATATGTCATTGCTAATGTCATAACGACGTCGCCAGCTGAACCGCCTAACTTATATTCTACAACTGTAAGATTGCCATCAACATCATATGTATTGTTTATAAAATCGTGGGCAGGAATGCCCAGCGGATTTGACATATCAGTTTCACGGGAATATTTCTTTAACATTATTTTTTCCTTTTCTCTATCATGGCATTAATGAACTTCATTCCAAGTGAGCGGCGATACATTCTTTCAGTATCTTCTTTTTTTCGTTTATCCCGCCTTGTAAAAAACATAGGACCGGCATTAGGAGCCATATCTACCCCACCACCAGCGACGGAGTTTGCTGCTACTTCTTCAGCGTAATTTTTAAAAGATTTCATCGCTTGATTTCTCCGGGATTAATGTAAATCTTTTGATTCGTTTTTATATGAGTAACTTCGTATATTGGAGTAGTGATAATAGTATCGACTGGCATACAATTTTCATGAACTAGTACTGTACTATTTTTTAACGCAATATATTCTCCGGTTTTTGGAGATAGAACATCAGACTTTAGTGTGTAAATGCCTGGTTGTATGATTGCATTTTCCATAAACCAAGTTGACTCGAACAAAGAGTCTTCAAAGCTAACATCCATTTTATCGAGTACTTTAAGTAATGCCTCTTCAGACATACCTGTTTCTTCTTTGATTAGAAATAAAGCTGTTGCCCAAGAAGCAAGTTTAGTTTTTCCAAATGGAAGTTTATTGAGAAGCCTTTTGATATTAAAAACTAAACGATGAAAAACAGTATACGCAGATTTTTCATCATTCGTTTGAAGGGTAGAAGCTTTACGTAATACCTTTCCGTCTTCATCTACGATACCTAATTTATACGCTTCTGTATCATCCCAAGATGTAGTTAGCAACTTGATAAAGCGATACGCGTAAAATAAGTCTCCTGTTCTTGAAATAACACTCATAGATGTCTCAATCTCTCAACCACTAATGGGTTTAACGGAATTTCTATTTTTTCATTATCATTGACATAATTAAGATACACTAACATAGTCTTGATTATTGGCCAATGCTGTTTCTTTACCTTGTACCATAACATTTTGGTACCAGCTTCTATACTGAAGACATTACAGATGACTACAATATGATTAAGTATTAATCTTTCTTGCAGTTCACCTGTATCGTCGTATCTACTTAATAATCTTTTGATGTACTTAAAACGATTTAAGTCATCGTAAAATTCTTCAGCTTCAGTACATTGTTTATTGTTATAATTATTAGCTGCATAAAGAAGAAATGTATCTTCAGTCAAAGTTTCAAAAAGCTTCATAAAACCCTCAATAAAATAAAGTATTGCTACTCTATTTATTCAGGTTATTACTCGTCTTCTGAAACTTCTACTTCTTCTACTACTTCAACTTTCTTAGCTTTTTTAGGAGCTTCTTTTTTTACAACGCCATTCCAAGCATCTTGCTGCTCTTGTGTCAGCTTAGCACCTTTAAGCTTTTCGCCCTTAGCTGTAAAATAACCATCTGCTTTCGCAATTGAATCCTTTAAGTATCCTTTTTTTGTAGCCATGTTTATGCCTCGTTATCGATTAAAATTAAATCAAACAAACCACCAGCTGCACAAGTATTCCCAGATAAAACCTGCAATTCAATGTCCGTCTTTTCTGTGAATACTAATGGTACTGGATAATTATATTCTATAGGAACACCAAAGGTAGCAAATAGCCCTTTAATGTTAAATGCCCCGCCAAAAGGCTTAGCCATTAATCGGCATTGGACATCTGTGCTTTTTGTTATATTAAAATGCACTTTAAGAAGATATGCGGTCTTACCAGCTGGGACAGTATATAAAGCCATTAGGGTTTGGCCGTTGCCCTCTAGTATAGACGCTTTCACAGCTCCACCAACAGTTGCAGTAATAAGACCAGCATTAGTGGTAACTGTACCATCTTTAAAGATCATTCTAAAGATTCGAATAAATGTAGTTATACTCGAATTGCCTATTAAAACATCTTCAACAACAAGTTGATAGTTCTCATCTAGCCCTTGTACTTCCACAGTTTTGCCTGAGTCCAAAGGATCATCTGATGCGATTGTTGCAACACCTGCAGTTGTTAAATAGGTGTATGCATTAGATCCATCATATACTGTTTCCCAAGAGCCAGATCCAATCGTTGGATTAAATCCGAACTTATTAATATGTGCCCATCCATCAACCAAGCCTTGAGCAATATTAATATTAGAACTAGCACCAGCGGAGTTAATGATGTTACCATCTTTATCGGACATCATTACCACTTCGTGAACGTCAGAGTTCCCGGCGTGGTAATGAGCTTTACGATTTACGCTATATTGTGCCATGATCTATTACCTTATACTTTATAGCGATTTGATCTTAGCCAACCAACCATCCGATCCATAGGAGAAGGTCTTTGAATTGTTGAGCCATCAGCAGATGATACAGCAAATTGCTTACCCCTCTGCATAATCACTACTTTATTACCAGTTTTAGGATCAATATGACCAGGTTCTTCAAAGGAAAGCATATCAGGCGTTTTACCAAATATAAAACCAGCCTTTGTTAAAACACTATCAGCTGCTGCTTGTTCGCCTTTCCCTTTGAAAGGTACTGGATTTACTTTTACAGCTGCTTCTTGTAGTTTAGTATTTTCTTTAACAACAGTACCGTCGTCTTTTTCACCAGACTTTTTAGTGTTATTAGTGTGCATATCTTTGAAGTCTTTCTCGCCTTGTGCTTCTGGCTCGGCTACTTCTTTAACAAGACCGCTTTTTCTAACAGCAGCTTCAAGGTCGGCAATAGTCATCCTAGGATCTTTAAGAGCTCCCTTAACGGCGGTCTTATTTTTAACTACAAGATCAACACCATCGAAATAAGCATCCATATCTTTTAGCTTAAACGTTTTTCTGATGTGAGCTGAAACATCTGTTTGACCCATGCCTCTGCCTACGACAGAAACTTTATCGTTAGGCTTGAGTGTCTTAGCTTCTTGCAAACTCTCTTCAACTTCTTCTTTGACGAGGCCACTCTTTCTAACGGCATCTTCGAGATCAGCGATAGTCATGCTGTTGTTTCTAAGAGCTCCCTGAACGGCAGTCTTATCTTTAATCACCAAGTCAGCATCATCGAAATAAACGTCCATATCTTTTAGCTTGAATAATTTTCTGATGTGAGCCGAAATGTCCAATTGGCCTGGACCTCTACCTACAATAGAAACTTTATCGGTAGGCCTGAGTTTCTTAGCTTCATTAATTTTATCTGCTGTAGCTTTTTTCATGGTGACTTTATACGTCTTATCACCAAACTTAAAAGTCTCATCGCCTTTCTTAGCAGCATCTGCTGCAGCACCCATAAAGTCAGCTACACCTTCGTCGGTTATTTCCGCTGGTACCCAGGCTTCTCTTTTGACTGCTTTCGCTTCATACATTTTTACATATGCATTAGCGATACTTTTCGTTATGTTATTGTCGATCATTTTAGTTTTCCTTTATTTAGTTAAATATGTATTGTGCCGCTAATGCACCACAGACCGAAGTCATTACTACCCAAAACAATCGATTGACTACTTTTACTGTAATAGCAGTTTCATCAACTTTTGTTTCAACATCATCGATTCTATCAGAATGCTTATTAAGCCGATCATTGATAGTCTTACGATCATCTTCTAGCATGATAAGCTTTTCTTCTGCACGGGCCAAAGAAATGACAGTTTCAGATAACTTATCTATCTTTTCTTCGATGCGATCAAGCCGCTTATCTTCTTTTAACAGATGTTCTTCTAATTGGTTTTTAGTTGGCATACTTAATCCTAATCCGTAAGTCGTCTTTACCTTTAATTAGACGATGGTACTTTAATTTATCGATTGTTACTACATCGCCTACGCATAATTCAAATGGCAAACTATCATCGAATTGTAGTTGCCATTTATTACCTTCTAGTACTTCAATCTTACGATTTTCTTTATCTCTATGCCAAACTAAATCTTCTTCGTCAATGCCAGATAAGAAAAGACGTATGTCATCATATTCATAATATGGGGTTACCAAAAAAAGTTACCTCCACCTGATAACCCTAACTGCTTCGCATAATATGGAAGACGACACGACCAGTATCCGGCTTTCGTCTTATCTTTTTTCTGATCGCAGTTATGCCGAGAAGCAAAAGCTTTTCGTGCAGCTGGATCATCGATCTTTGCTTTTAAGCCTGATGTATCACCAAACTCAACCTTTATTACATTGCCCTTATCATTTTTTACATAGACATAAAACTTTTTAGAACCACCCCTTTTTGGTGAATCTAGTTCTACATCATCTGCTTCCATTAAAGGACAATCTAGTGGCACGTGATTACCTTCATGCATTGCATACATGCCAATATCAGTTTCTTCTAATAGTACTTTATCAATACCATCTGGAGAATAATTACCTTGTTCCATCTGAATACGCGCTTCTTGAAACAATTCGTAATATGACTGTGACCCTACACGAAACACATTCTCGTGTAATGGAATATTATTCTCTACATGATACTCTAAATGTCTAGATGCATTAAATTGAGCAAAAGGTATCACTACTTCTTGCCTCTTTCCTTGGACATTAAGTCAGCAAGCTTGCCTAAAGTCTTTTTGTCTTTATCAGATATATGTTTTTTCTTTACATCATCCATCGACTTACCGTATGCTTTAGTAGATTCTTCGGTTTCTTTTCCACCTTTTTTTGATTCACGCTTTGCAGCAAGATAAGCAGCGATTGCCATATTGCGACGCTCTTCTTTATCTTTATCTTGAAACTGGGGAGCATCGGATGCTTGGAAGTCTTTAATCCACTGATCAAGACCATCTGAAACCTCGAGCTTCTCGTCAAAAGGCTTTTCCGTAATCTTTACAGCTTCTGAGATTGCAGATGCATTTTTCATGTAATCTGTTTTGTTCATCGAGCCAATACCAAAAGCCTTCATAGACTTCTTCAAAGCATCTTCAGGACTATCAGCACGGACTGTATTAATGTCGCCTTTATACTTAACTCGGTATGAATCTGATCCGCGATTAGCTTCAGTTGGCATAACTCGTGCGATCATAGCTTTCGCTTCATCATCATTAACTTTAAATGCTTTCTTCAATGCTTCAACGCCTTGTTGAGCATTCTTAGTTGGGCCGAGCACTTTATTGATTTGTGTATCAGTTACTTTTGCCTTTTTATTAAGGCGAGCTTTAATTGCTGCATAGTTACTAGGAACTTTATATGCAGCTTCATCAAGAGACTCTTCGACTGACTCATATTTGCCAGCCATGACAGCGTGCATATCTTTTGCTTTCTCATGGAATCCAGTAAGCTTATTCTGCATCCACTCAGGAAACTCATTATTTCCAGCAATATACTCAGAAACTTCATTCGCAACGTAAGCAATAAATTTGGCTTGGTCCATCGCCATGCCAGCTTCATCCGGAGATGCAGGCATATTGTCTTCAGGAGCTTCTGCTATCTGGCCTTCTTCGAACATACTTTTTGTGACGCGATTTTTTACTGGGCCCATATGTTGGTATCCTTTCATCACGTATTTCTTTAAATCAGTCTTTAGAATTTTTTCTAATTTTCTTGTCTTAGGATGCATAACAGTTGTATATTTACCAGCAGACATGAAATCAACTGCTTCACGAATCTTAAACATCTTTTATCCTCTTACTTTATCAGCGATAGACTCAACCGCATCTAACCATTTGCGATATTTGCCGTTTGTAGTTTCAACTATAACATAGTTAGCGCCAAGTACAGAAATAGTTCCTACTTCACCAGATTCTTTAATTACAACCTGATTACCTACTTCAAACAATTCACCTTTTACAAAAGCTTCACGCTTTTCAGAAATCGGTTCTAACTGGATATGCCTATGGTATTCAGACGATTCTTTAATACCCATTGCATTGCGAAGAGTGTCAAATAATTCCTGACCGCCTTTAAACCCAGAAGGTAATCCCTTTGAAAAAGAAGAGAAATCATTATCTGCTGCAGCAGCTCTCATTTTAGATGCTGACATACCTTCAACACCTTCAGCATCAGGATCACGCTCACCAGCCGATACTACATTTACGCCACCTTCGAAATTATAGAAACCATGACGTAATTTTTGACCATTGTACTTGTTAGCCAATGCAGTAAATTCATTAACTCGATCAGATCCAACGACCATTGTTACCTTAGTGAATCCTTGATCGTATAGCTGAGTCAATACTTCTAGAGCATTTTTTACATTTTTATCGAGAATAATATTACGACCATGCTTAGGAAACATCTTACGCATTACTTTAATTTTAGTTGCATAATCTAATGGATTCTTTTTTGGATCAGATGATTGAGAAGCGTATATGCGATAGTTATTACCTTTTGCAATAGATGCTACTTTGGTAATAAGCTTCTCATGGCCGACCGTCGGTGGATTAAACCGGCCAAAAGTAAAAACAACTTCTTTAGTTTCTTCAACTAAAAAGTCAGAAAACGATTTAATTGCTGGCATCGTTTTCTCCTAAAGACTTATCATTTTTCGTTTTGGCGTTTTCAATTGGACCGGTCGTATCTGCACGCTTACGCTTTTTTGCTTTAAGCGCAAGCAATTCATCGCCTGTTTGTGTATAGTCTACAGCTAAGTAGTCTTTAAAAGAATACATATGCATTTCCCATTAAGATCGAGACGGAGTGTCCCAACCTTTTATTATATTTGGATCAAAGTTATTAGTCGAAAATTCTAATCGATCTACTAACTTTACTGCTCCACCACCTGTTCGATCTATAGCAACAAAGCCTTCATGACCGGTCACTTTAAATCCATTTTTTGTTTTTACAAAGGTATTTATATCTTTTAATTTATTAAGCTTATTAATAAGTATCAATTTAGCCGCAACAATTGCTTTTTGTAAGTCAAATACTAACTTAAGATTTGCTTTGTTTTGCGGGCTAAAGAACTTAAGTATTTCATCACGCTTTGCAAATTGAGCTTGTTTACCCTTTTCAGAACTACGCTTATCAGCTTCTTTATTGAACCTTTCAGATATCCAATTAATTAGGTTATCAACATGCTTCTTAGTATCAGTAATCTGTGTCTTATTACGAACCATAGAGTTGTTAAACGTTTCAATCATTCCAGAAAATTCTGAATTCTTTTCTAACTCTTTAAGAGTAGATGATGCGATGCTATTAAATATTTTTCCAGCAATCGATAAGGCTTTAGTTACTTCATCAGTATCAGCCTTTGTTAATGTTGCTGTACCAGAAAGATCTCGTAGTTCAGCGTCTTGTGCCCATATCGTAGAAACTTTATTGAATTTAGATACGTCAACGCCATAGTTAGCCGTCATTGTTTCAAAGCTTCCGCCCGAATACGACGTGTGGAAAACAATTCCAATCTTAGCTGCCTTTATCTTCTTTGCTTCTGCAGAAGAATCTTGTACAGCGTAAACGATTGTATTCGGATGGAAAGTAATGTACTTAGATCCGTCTATTGTTTCAGTTTTCAAATCAGATTGAGTAAACATAATGTCGCCTTGAACAACATCAGTAATACCAAGCTTACTCATCTCATCGAATGCGATCTTGAGCTTGTTTGATAGATCGCCAGATGTATCAGCATCGATATCAGCATGCGACTTATACACCTTAGGATTCTTGTTAAAAATACCCTTTTTAGCCACAAAGAACTGTCCATCTGATGGATCGATACCAGCAAAGACTGCAGGAGCTCCATCCCACTTGACAGTTACATCAGTGGCTGATGCAGCTGACCCAGCTAACATGTCCCTTAAAGAGCGTAATGCAAGTATAGCATTGCGTGCACCTTTTACACCACCATAGATAACCTGATCTTCGATGTGAGTCATGTGCGTATTTTTTTCTTCTGACAAATATTGTTTAAACTTTATCATTTTATTTACTCTTAAAATCGCACATCATTCGTGTAGGATATCCGTCTTTTCCTTGAGTATCCCGTATGTTTATACTGAACGTATAATACTGTGATTCGAACTCAATGTTAATTCTCTTGCCCTTACCAGTTTTACCACCATAGTAGATAGTAACATTACCTGGTTTAGCCGAGGCTGCCATCTTAGCTTTATCTAATTGATAGCTATCGATGTTACCACCTTTTTTATGTATCACGTGATAACCGTAGCCAATTCCTGATTCAAGTAATGCTTGCAGGCCTGCTTTATCAACCTTAGCATTTCTCTCTACAACTGCTTTAGTAAGATCTCCGTTAAATACATCACAAAACATAACTGGATCTATGCCAAATAGTTTTAGTAACTTAAGGCCATTTTTATTAGTTATGTTCTTTGATTTAATTTCTGCTGGAGTGAGAATAGTACGAACGCCGACATTGAAGAATGTTGTTGTACCACCTAGCTTGAGGCTGAGGTAAACGGGTTTACCGTCAATAGTTAATGTAATATCAGTAACTGATGAACCAATGTCGTTCCCAGAACCTTTAGTGTTTGAAAGAACAATTTTGCTTCCAAACTGAAGAGGACGTTTTGTGTTTTCTCCACCTACGACATCGATAGTAAGGGTTTTCGCATTACTAATGTCATAAGTTTTATCTAGGTCTTGTATTGCTGCTAACATTCCAGCATCGGACACTTCTTCGCCAGCCCACCATGCATTCAATGCATTTGCAAATTCCGGTTCAAAGAGATTGCCGCGGTTATTAACACCACGGTTTCCTGATGAACCATTTCCGTATTTGATGTTAAAGGAGCTAATGCCAGATCCGCTTTTAATGTCTGCAATAGAGATATCGTCAGAAAAGGCCCTAGATACGTTAACCATTCCAGGCACTTTCAGATCAAAATTTATAGGAGTATCAATAGAAGGAAATTTACCCTTTAAAAAAGATAATAGCTTTACTGCGTCTTCTATTCGATTTTCATCCCATCCGCTTAATCCACTACGGATCTCATCCTCGGTCTTTGGAAAGAACGAGTAAGCTTCGTTGAGATACGAAACAAACCTTAACATAAGCAATAGTTCCCATAAAATTTGAAATGTATGATACTATTTATACGTTTTAGCGGTTGATGAATTCGTTATAAAGAACTTCTTGTAATTTATATGCTTCCTTTTCTGATGGCTTATTCATATACTTAACGTTAGTTATATCTTTCCCTTTAAATATTTCCCTATAGATTCCTTTGTTTGGAACCCATTCATGTTTTAGTTCACCTCTCAAGAACTGCTTAACGTGGATTAGCTCATGTATAATGAGTGTAATTAGGTCTTTATTTTTATATCCCTTATTCAAACGAACGCAGAAGTCTCTAGGTCTATACTGAGAATCTTCCCAAATAGTATCGCCTTGAATTCCTTCCTTTGTTTCTAGGTTAGGTATTATGCGATACGTGATTTCTAAGACATGTCGCGGAAACATTCTATCGGCAACAAAATCAGTAATTTCATCGATGAGTGCACGCTCTTTTTTATTGTGCACTCCTTCATACATGGTTATAACCATAAGATTATCCTAAGCAGCGCTTGCCGCTTTCAATTTGATTGTATCGATGATACGTCCTTCAACTCTTTCTTTGAGTTCAGGTATATCCATCATAGCACCAGCTAAAAAGCTAATTAGGTAGCCACGATCAAAGATGTCATTAACATTTCTGTTGGTTGAAATTGCATCTAGCATTCCTTGAACAAGAGCTTCATTTTCAGAATGATAATCGTTGTAAGTTTTAGTCATAATATATTCCTTATCAAATTAATAAATGTAAACGTCATATGAACTAGCATTTGCTAATCCACCGACTACGTTTCCACAGTAGTCGTACGAGAGAGTGCGGGTTTTCCCAGTGTAGATGTTGTGAACTTCTTTCTTCACGATCGGTCTACGACCACGGACAACCACACGCTTTGTGTCCCTAGCAAGTTCGTTCATCATACGAACTGTTTTTCTAAGCATCTCGAGAGTCTGCATATCGTTAGCAGACATTGGATCGAGAGTAGTAACATAGCTATTAGAAATTCTTTTCATTTTAGGCACTCCAAAAAGTTTCAGAAGAAGGTGAGCAGTAATAAGGAGTATCTGAACGCTCCATGAACTTTTCACCAGATAAGAGGTTTGTCTTTTCAACCATTTTTACAATGTTGCTTTCGAACTCTTCAACCGAGACAACCTCGTAGACGTTGTTTGAATTTTTGTTTGCAGCCGCTCGGGCAATCTTAGCACCGCGGAGAGTCT